GCAACGTCAAGCAATTGGTCAACTTGAACTTCACCAAAGTCTGGTTGGAATTGTAATTCCAAACCATTCATTGTGTAGCCAACGTTAGTCCAATATGCTGAGTCACCTGATCCTGTTGAAAGTGTATCTCTGAAAGAAGTTCCATTTGCGAATGCTGGTAAACCATTTGCACTTGCATTGGAAAATCTATAAGCAGAAGCACTTGAGTAGTATTCTAGGGAATCATCAGCGATAAATAATGCTGCTGCACCTACGATAATCTGTTTTGAATTACCACGTGTATATGCCATATTGTCTTACCTCCTCTATATATTTTAGTGGGGGCGTATCCTCAATTCTAATTATAACTGCTATTTATAATATGGTAATCAGCCTTAATGATGATATCTCCAGAAAACACGTTTCTTTGATCATCCATAGTAGTAGCATCGCTCAAATATGTTGTTTGATAGGCATTTATACAATGAAAAAATATTCTTTGATTGCCATTATGTAAGTCGGACATCCACTTGTTTAAATCCTCTGCTGCCGCATCTTCTCTATCTAATACCTCTATAAGTCTATTTCTAAATAATATCATTTTAGAAAAATCTGCTATAGATACCTTGATTCTTGATTGTATGGATTTAACTGGATAGAAATATCTCATACCCCCAGATCTTGATTTAATAAAGTCATCATAGGTAATTAAAAATTGATCTGGATTTGTTAAAGGATCTAACAAGAGTGGTCCAACGGCACCTGCTGGATATGGATTTGCTGGAATTATAGGAACAAGTTTTAATCCATTTTCATCAGATATATTTCCATACTCCTCAAATTCAACCATGTCTGTAAGTTGTTCGTAAGCATACTTAATTATGTTAAAAGTTGGATTTTCTCTACTTGCTATTGCTGAAACACTTGCTGAACTAAGAGTCAATTAAATCATCTCCTGGCAACTTGGATATCCATTCTAATGCTGAGTTTTTTCCTATTGTTCTTGGATTACGACTCTTTGATGCCATTCTAATATTGTTTTTATATGGCTTCATCTCTTCTAGTTCTTTATAAAATCTTATAGACCTTAAATATATTTGTGAAAAATAGTTATCATAAAAATCATTAAAGGCGTTAACAAAGGAGCCCCTTACTGCTTCTCCTCCAGGGTTGGCTATTGTTATAGGACCTTTCCTAAAATACTCTTGTCCATCTATTTCAAAAAACAACGATTGTGCTTCTTGTTCTGTTACGGTTACGCTTTGACCTTCTTCCATAATAAATGCTTTGTCATAAAATGGTTCTTTGCTGCCATTAGGAATGCTGCTAGATTGCAAAAAGTCTGCACTGATTGTTATTGCAGATCCTCCTGTTTTACGAAATAGTTTATAAAGTCTTGCACCTGAGTTTCCTGTTTCTCCCCATTCGTAGACATGATGAAGCATTCCAGGATGCATTCTTGCTAGTCCGTCTAGGTATTCGTAGAACACGCCTACACTTGTATTTGCAATTTTATAAGATATCTTATTTTTGCTTTGTCTAGTTTCTTGTATATAGCCATCTGAATATTCAATAATGTTATTTATAGTTTTAGTAAGTTTTTTGGCATCAAATTTAACATTAATCATTAGTATAGTACCTCGTTTTGCTTTGTTGATCTAGATAGAAATCCTCTATAAAATTCTATTTCATGACTAGGATTAAAAGATATTATAAAAGTTTTTAATTCATATTGAGTAGGTATATTGCCTTTTTCTCTCCATGCTAATTTACCCGCAGAGTCTTTAATATTTGTAATTAGTATCTCTGTTATGGGATAAATAGTTCCATTCTTTTTTTCTTGAACATCTTGTCCTGTTCTAATTAATAGTTCTGAATTATATGAAAAAGTACTTGAATTACTCTTTATTTCACCAGCAAGAGTCTTTGCTCCTCCTGACATTTGAGATATTATTGAACACTTTATTGTTCTATCAAATACCCACGATTTTTGTATTACTCCAAGAGCATCTTGTTTATTTTCTGAATAAAATATATCTGCACTCATTGGGTAAAGCATGTCTTTAAATCCAGAGGTAGGAAGCATTACAACACTCCAGGACGAATTGGCTTTTGATATCTCTCCAAGATTCTATCTACTGTAAGGTTGCCTGTGCTGTTTTTAGCATATCCTTTTGAAAATTGAATTTTGAAATCATCGTTGTCAAACGACTCTATATATTTATTAACATATCTTAAATTATCATTTGCTATATCTTGAACGAGTAGTTCTGAAGCATCTTGTATGTCTTGAGGAATAACTATGTACCCAAAATCTCCATCTACCAAATACTCATATCCATCATAAAATTCTACATCAAGATATCTATCTCTCCACACTTTTGAATAGTTGGCTCTGTTAGTTTCTGGTATATCTAAAACAATGGCATTAAGTTGTCTATGGATTTTAAAATCAGAATCATTTGTATTTGAGTCAGAATCATACATTAATTCTCCATTTTCATATATTTTATAAAGTTTGTGAATTTTTTCGTCTATCATTAATTGATCTGAATTATCACCTATGAATTCTTTTTGTTTTCTTATGTAAGAAAATCCACCTGTATAGGCATCTATAATATATCTGGCCAATCTTTCATATTCAGTAGCCTGTGTTGTTGTAATTTTTAAGGCTGTTGCAAGGGATGATATAGATGAGTATGGTCTTACAATGTCTATGTTGGTTATATTAACTACGTTTCCAGATGTGTTTTTAACTGATGCTGCCAAAGACCCTGTATAAGTTATATAGTTTGATGGTATCGCAAATGATGCTACCCCAGATCCGTTTGCTGTAGCACTTGCTGAGTATGAATTTCCAGTAATTAAGTCATCGTATTCAATGTTATATTGTGAACTTGCTGTTAATCCAGAAAAGGATGCAGATAAACTAGTTGTGTTATTTAATCTTAAAAGTTCCATTAATGCACCTCTAAATTATTATATCATTTATAAAAAAAGATAAGAGGGGAACATTTCTGCTCCCCTCTCTACTGTTGTAAGGATATTATCCTTGCATTCTTGCTACTGCAGATGTTTCTTCGATTTGTACACCAAAGCGTAAGAATACTGTATATTCTACTGTATCTTTCTTTGGTTGGAACTCACGATGAACTGTGATGTCTCTTTGGAAACCCCAAATACGATTTTCAGGGAATGTCAAAACAACACGGTTTGCAGGCATCAAAGGAACTTCCAGTAAAGGAAGGCCTAGGACACGGTAAGCAATTGGTGCACCAAGTATTTGTGGTTCTTGACCAGCAACTACTCTTTCAACGATTCTTTCGCTGTTCAGGTTACCTGAAGAGCCTAAGCCGTTGATGATGTTTGATACTGTTTCTGTATCAGCATAGAACTTCATGTTAGCACGAGATGCACGATACTTACGTGGCATTGCTAATACCAATGCTTGTAAGTCTTCTACATCTGTACCGTATGTTGCACTTGCTCCATTATTTTCTTTTGTTGTGAAACCTTCTAGAATGTTAAGGAATGTGTTTGAACCAGTTCCTGTACCATTGATTGCTAGGTCTTCAAGATCGTTTGCGAATGCACGAGTCATTACACGAACTAAGTGATCTTCTAAACCTGCACCTTCAAGGTTATCTTCTAGTGCTTCAGTTGATACTTCCCAATCAAGACGAATCTTTTTTGTTGAAATTTCAACTTTTGTGAATGTGACGCCAGCGTTTGTGTATGCTGGATCTGCTTGTGCAGCAGCACGAATTACACGTTCGCCTACGTTCAGTTTTTCAAGTTCTGCAGCGTTTGTACGCATTGTTACTCTGCGTCCATCTCTTGCTAGTACTTGTTGTTCGAAAATATATTCGATAAATTGGCGTGATTGTTCAGGAGATAGAATACCTCCATCGTTACCACTTGCTCCAGCAACACCAAGGTCTCCAGCGGCTGGGGTGCTTACACCTCCAATTCCTCCAGAAACGATAGATCCTGTTGCAGCAGCCTTATTTAAAATGTCATTTTCTGCCATAATATTTCACCTCCCAGTGAATTAGCGATATAGGTCAGCGGTATTGAGGAAACGCCCGCCCCACATTGCTTTTTTTGTTATTTTTTCTTCTTGAACGACCCCGCCTAGGTCGCCAGATTTACGGACAGCAGTGTCGTCTTCTAGTGAATCAACACGCTTTCCAAACTCTTCTACATTGCCTTTTACAGATTTAATTTCATCTTGTGCGGAAACAATGCTTTTTTGTAGTTCTAACATTTTGTCATTTAGTGACTTTACTGTTGCTACCAAGTCTCCAAGTGCTGAAGCGACTGTATTTTGAACCTCATCAATAGATTCTTGTACTGTGTCTACAGCCTTTGCCAAGTCAGCAGGTGCTTCTTCGGCAGGAGTGGCGGCATCTTCTGCTGGGGTTACTTCTTCAGCAGGTGCTGCTTCTTCAGCAGGTGCTGCTTCTTCAGCAGGTGCTGCTTCTTCAGCAGGTGCTGCTTCTTCTGCAGGTGCTACTTCTTCAGCAGGTGCTGCTTCTTCAGCAGGTGCTGCTTCTTCTGTAGGTGCTGCTTCTTCAGTTCCCTCAGACTTTACAATGTTTTCTTCTGTTGCTTTAACTTCTTCAGTTTTTGCAACTTCTACATTTTCATTTGCCATTTCATTCCCCTCCTTAATAGGATTGTTAGACTTAATTACTTTTTCATTAAGTCCATTTTTCTGCGATACCAATAAACTTTTAATCACAGAATTCTTTTCGTTATCGTTTGATTCAACGAAACCAATATTACTCATGCCTTTGTCGCAAGACGGACATGAGGAAGATTCATCTTGAGATAGTCTAATGAGTGAGTCTGGCTCACACCAATAGACATTTTCAAGGTCTACCTTACTAATGATACCATCAATTTTGTTTTGACCATCTGACATTTTTTCAATTGATACAATGTTTGCAAATTGATTGGCTGGATTGTCTACTAATGAGAGTTCGTGGAGGTCATAGTCTTTAATAACACGAATTGATTTATCCATCGTGGCATCGTAGATCTGTTCAGAATCTTTAATATTACCACCAATAGAAAAACCAGAAAGAGTGCCATCAAGAACTTTTTCCCAAGTATCTTGAGCACCTTTAGAAATATATGCATTTACGTATACCCCATTATAAAATTTATCTTCTTCTTTATTATAAAATTTGTCTGATTTAAATGACATTACCCTGCCGACTGCAATAGGCATGTGCATTTCACGTAGATTGCCACGGAACCTTTCAAAGGCTTTTACACTAACGTCAGTAGGAACTATATCCTCTTGTTTGTCAACGTTGTCAAGAGTTGCAAAACCAGAAACCATTCGTTTCTCTTTATCGACTTTAGCGATTGGCATAGACAACTTAATACTGTTGTCTTCTGAGTGCCAAAATGCTTTATGCAAATTAGTCATACTACCTCTATTATAATCAGTGTTTATACGAACTTTACAACTATTCTTGAGATCTACCCTCGCCCTGTGCATTTCTGCCAGAGTTCGTTGATGGTGAGTCTGATGCGTTGTTAGTTCTTTGTTGATCTCTATTTCTATTTCCACTAGCCTGGGCTGACTGCTCTGCTCTTGCTTGAGCACCCATAACTATTGGATCTGACCCTCCAGGTCTAACTGGATAGCCAAGTCTTTCACGAACTTCATTTGGAACCAATACCTGCATTCTTAGGTATCTTTCATCAATTTGACTTTGAGTTTGCTCGTCTGTCAGGGTTAGTTCGTTAAACTTTAAGATTACTACATCTGTCTTTTCTTTTACGATCTTGTTGATGGTCTTTTCTAAATTTCTTTGAGAAGGTCTAGCAACCTGCTCTTTGAAGGTTCTATCTGCCACTAATGCAGAGGCAATTGATACCCCAGCACCTCCACCTACTTTTGAATATGGAACTTGATGTGCCATCAAAATATCATCACGGTTTGCTTTGCGATATTTATCAAACGATCCATCTTGAATACCATTTTCAATAGGGTCTAATTTAAATTCTACTTTGTTGTCTGGTCCATCTCCAGGAAGTGGTATATAAAGGGTTCTGTGGTTTTGACCTTTGAGTCCTGATTGCATAAATCTAAAGAACTTGTCTTCTGCATCTGCACTAAGTTTTGCACCCTTTAGGGTAGCAATGTATCTAGGAACTGCTTTATTCTCAAAGTAATCAACATTGTATTTTGCTGCCAATTCGTTACCTACCATAGAGGTTGCTGCAGATACTGTATCTGGAACTCCATAGTATGAGTTTTTTGGAGAATACTTTTTAATGTGAATTAGTTCGTTTGGCCTATTGTCACTTGTTACAGGATTTATTGTTTTGCCTTGAAAGTTTCTAAAGTATACAACTTTTTGATTTACTATTTGAATGTATCCATCACGCATACGGCGTACACGAATTGTCGTTGCTGGTATATGTCCAATATATCCAATTTCACCATTTACTTTTCGTCCTACCTCTATGTATCCATTTCCAACCGTTTCAACATCTGTGTAAACTTTTTCTAATACGTGTGTAAAGGTATCTTCGTCATTTAGGCTTTCTAGCCAATCGGTGACCTGAGACTTAATTCTTTGAATTTTTCTTTGTGCTCTCATTAATGACTCTTCTGACTCTGCTTCTTCGAGTCTTGCCATTGTTCCATCTGTGATCTCAAACCCATATCCAAGTCCAACTATATTAGATACTTTTGCTGCGATGGCAGCGTGATTTGCAAATGAGTTTTCATAGAAATATGCTAACTCGTCTAGGTTATAAGGTGGAATAACTACATCAAAAAGACCGTAGGCAGTAACCATGTCTTGTTCTGGAAATAATTGTTTTGACTTTGTATCATCTACGCCAGTAAACGCCTTACTTACCATTCTTGCTGCTTTACGTTTAAAGTTATGACTGATTCCGTCATAAGACTTTACTAGTTCAACACTAGTTCCAAAAGAGTCTGTTGTTTCTTTTTTTTCTGATTTATCTAATTGATCTATTCTTGCTTTTGATTCGTTATCTTCCATGTTTCTTAAATCCCTTTTCTGCTGCCATCCAAGCACCTATATCTGTTTCACTTGGGATAAGTCCTGATTTCATTCTGTCGATTTGTGCTGAGTGTTCTTCATCTGTAACTCTATTGACTCCAGCCATAAACATAACCTTGCCTTCTGGTGCCCCATAGTGTTCTGCTGCTTTTCTTATTTTTGACATCTTTTCTAAATCATACGGTCTTCCAGGTATATTCATGATATTGCCATTTCCGTCTCCGTAAGGCTTGCTATCAAAGTCACACATCCAGACATAAATACCCCAGTCTGACTTTTTTTCTACTATAGATATTCTAGGCTTACCATTATTTTTAAGTTTCTTCTGATTCATGTCAACAAGTATACCATATTAAACTGGTCTGCCAACAAATTGATCCCATTCAACGTTAGAAAATACATCTAATCCTTCTGCTTCTAACTCTATTATGGAAGAATCTGAAATAATTGAATTAGAAATACCTAAATAAGCACCAAAAATTCTTTCTCCGTCAATAATATAAGTTAGAGTTGTTCTTTTTTCTAACAAATCTAACCAGAATGTGTTGTACCAATCTTCCCATTGTAGATCTATTTGTTCTACCTGGTTATTAATGATTCCTTCTGTTGTCTTTACTTGCTGCCAAGTTCTTTCACTAATGCTTTGACCAAGTACCAACGATGATCGTTTGTAGAAGGCAATGTTGTTGTATACCATTCCGTTATAAAGTTCTAATTGTCCAGATATTCCATTTAAGGCTATTGATGATCCAAAAGAAAGAACTAGTGATGTCCACATCAATGGCTTTATAACTGGGTTTTGAATTTG